CATAGCATCTATGGTAATACCTCATTTAGTTCACCTATGTCAGTTCAATATGGAGCAACATTTAACGAAGGTGGACATAATTCTGATTTTAGAGTAGAATCTCAAAATCAGACACATCAACTTCATGTAGACGCAAGTGCTGATTTAGTTAAAACAGTAAATCTTCGAGATGATAGAACACATATTGGATATACAAGTGGACATGGAATAGAAGGAGACCAATTAAGTGAAGCAAACTGGTCATCATTACCAACAGGGTTTCACGGTATGATGAGAAGTGGGAATCAAAACTATGGTAATCCTGGTTCAACTTATTTTTATTTTCATAAGATTTCTCAAAGAGATACTGCTGGTGGATGGGGTGGTATAGCCCTTGGATATGCTAATAATGCAGAGTTTTATGTAGGTCATACTCAAACAAATAGTAGTTATGCTACTTGGAGTAAAGTATGGAACCAAGCTAATGATGGATCTGGTAGTGGACTAGATGCAGATTTGTTGGACGGAGTACACGCAAGTGGTTTTTGGCAAAATAGTGGTACTTGGAATGGTGCTAACTTTAACGGTAGTAGACATAGAGGAATTACAATAAATGGTGGAGAAATATCTATACAAAGAGATCATCCTAACAATAGTCAAGTATCTGTATTAGTAGATGGTGGTTATAGTGCTGGAGAAAACAATGGTTTTTGGAGTTTATACTCAGGTAATAGCTGGAACAATAGAGTAGGTTTTTATTCTGATAGTGGTGGAGATATGATATTTAATTCTACGCATGCTACTGGAGATTATTCTTTTAAAAATAATGGAACTACAAGAATTCAAATGACTTACGATGGTCAATTTAAATGGGGTTCAGGAGCTAATTTTGGTACATTAACTTGGGATACTGGTAAAGCAATAATAACAAGTCAAGGAAGTAATGATTTAGAAATTAGAAGAGTTAATAGTTCTGATATGATTGACTTTGAAGAAAATGAAATGCGTTTTGTAGCTGATGGTACTGAAAGAATGGCGGTAAATCAAAATGGTGTAGATTTAAGTGCTAATAGTGTAAATAAGATTTTAATGCCAGCATCTTCAACTAGAGATAAATATAGAGTTTGGACTTCTTCTGCTTATGCAATAGGTATGCAAAATAGTTTTACTTTTGGTGGATTGAATAGTGATTATGCTATGACTTTCCAAATGAGCAATACAGCTAGTAGAGGTTTTTGGTTTGGAGATAATAACCATGGACAAGCTGGCGGAGCTATGGCTGTTACAACTGAAGGTAAGTTAACAGTAGCACATAGTATGCGATTAGGATATGGTGAAACAGATCAAACAACACCAGGTTCAACCTTTACAATGGATATAAGCGGCAATAATAATTTAAGACTTGCTAGTAGTGCAGATCAAATGATACGATTTGCAAGAAGTGGCGGTAATGAAGTAAGTATAGAACACGATACAAGTCAGATATATTTTTACAACAGAGCTACAAGCAAAGCAATGTTTTTAATGTCTAATAGCGGTAGTGTAATAATGGGATATAATTCTAACCCTTCATTAGAAATTAGAAATACAGCAACAAGTGCAGGTAGTGGAGGAAGTTTAGTATTTGGACATAGTCAAAGTGGTACAAATAGTCAGGCAAGAATATCATCTTACTTAGTAGATGGAAGTCAATCTGGTAGAGCTGGACATTTAAGATTTTGGACAAGAAGAGCAGGTACAGAAGAACTTGCTATGCAATTACAACATGATAATAAATTAAGACTATATCAGCCAGGAGATACGAGCGATTATGGAGAAATGTATGTAGATGATACTAGGGTACATTTTCATGCGGCATCTGGAAATTATCATAGATTTACAACTGACAGTGGATATATAGAATTAGGACCAGCTAATAGTGGTTGGGGACATATTAATACTGATAGAGATAAATTTTATTTTAATAAAAAAATTATAGTAGATACTGGAGTTGTAGGTTCTTATGATGAAGATTTAAGTTTAAGAAGAAACTTTAATAGTTCAAGCGGTCAGGACGATAGAATAGATATTTTAGATGACTCACAAAGATTTTATGTTGGTAATACTGAAGAATTTAGAGTAGACGCTTTTGGGGTAAAAACAAGTGGCATTACAAGAACAGATGACTATTTTCAAAAAAATGCATCAGCTGCAACTGGTTGTTTATACAAGTTAGTTAATAGTGGTTGGTCTAATGCAACTACTCACGATATTTTATATAATCATTATCAATCAACTTTAGGAGATTATACTTATTTAAAAAGTGCTGGTAATAGTGCAAATGACCATGGTATTGTAGTTGTAGCAGATAATTATATTTTTTTAGGCAAAGACAATCTTACTACTGGAAATCTTGACAATTCAGCAACAGCTCCAATAACTGATGTATATATGAGAGTAGATTCTAGTGGTAATGGATTGTTTGATGGTGATGTAGTAGCGTTTTCTACAACTATTGCTTCAGATGCTAGATTAAAAGAAAATGTAAAAGATTTAAATTATGGATTAAAAGATGTGTTAGATATTAGACCAGTATCATTTGACTGGAAAGAAAAAAGAAACGGACAACATGATATTGGTGTTATAGCACAAGAAATAGAAAAGATTATACCAGAAGTAGTAGTGGAGGTAGATACATTAAATAGTGAAGATACTCACAAAACTGTAGACTATGCTAAACTGACTTCGGTATTAATAAAAGCAGTACAAGAACAACAACAACAAATAAACGATCTTAAGGAGAAGTTAAATGGCTAAAATAATAAGTGCAATGTCAGAAGAAACATCTGCATCAACAAAAATGGTGTCAATTAAACACACTAGAGTTATGAAAAATGCAAATGGTAATGATGTTACTGTTTTGGATTATGAAGAAAACATACCAGTTGATGATGCTATTTCTGGTGCAGAAGCTGAAAAAGCAAGTCTGGAAGCTCAAATAGTAGAATTAGAAGCTAATTTAGTAGAATATAACGCAATTAAAGACGCTGAGTAATGGCAGTACCCAACACTAATGTTAAACTAAAAGCTGAAATAGCAGATGAATGTAAAGTAGTACAGACTACTGATATAAGTATATCTGCTATGGCAACATCAGACGTTACTGTTGGTGGCATTACACATACGTATGCTGGACAAAATAGTGGACCTATAAGTGCTTTTGAAAAGATAGGTGGTAGTAATAATCCATTGGCTAGTTCAGCAAATACAAGTGTTACAGCATCACATAGATCTGCAATAATAAGTGCTCCACATCATTTTAGTCATGCTATCGGTGGATACCATGAAACAAGTGGTGGTGGTTTTGGTGGTGGACAATAATAAACAATAGGGGATAACAATGGAAGTAGGTAAAGACACTAAATTTACATTATCTCTAGAGACAGGTATTAGTATCGTAGTCACTATAGGGATGATTATAGGTATGTGGTATTCTTTACAAGCAGAGATAGAACTTGCTAAAGAACTACCAGAGCCAGAGGTTTCACGTATGGAATATGATTTGAAAGATCAAATGATTCGTGATTCTATATTAAATACTGAAAATAAAGTAGATAAGTTAGAAGAGAAAGTAGATGATATTAAAGAAGACACAAAAGCTATTACTCAAACACTTATAGATATGAATAATAAATAATGAGGTTTGATTATGAGAAAATGGATAAATACGTGGTTATTGGGTCTTGGACTCTTTACATCATCGCTATTATCGCAATCAGTATCTTTGGATAATTTTCAAGAGATACAAGCATTGAATATACAAAAATGTGCTGTAGTACAAGTAAATGCTGCATGGAACTATAAAAATAGAGTTGAAATAGAAAAGTTAGCAGATCTTTGTTATGTAGCAGAAATAGATTTGACGAATAAAACTGTGGGTGCAGTTATCCAAAAAGAATGGAATATTAAAGTTGTACCTACTATTATTATTCTTAAAGAAGGTAAAGAAATCGAAAGATATGAGCCAGGTATATCAATGAGATTCGACGAAAGAGAAGTTTTTGATAAAATCAAAAAACAGATAAAATAGATTTATTGATTTATATTATAGAAATTTAATAAGTTTAATTAATGTAAATAAACACGGAGACATAATGTCAAAAGAAAAAAAAGTAGATCTAAAACAAGAAGCTGAGACTAAAATGGAAACATTAGTTGAACAGCATAACACTCTTGTACAGGAAATACAAAGTGCTAACGAAAGATTAGCAGAAGTTAAACAAATGATCATAGAGCATCAGGGATATATGAAAGGTCTTGAAGCTTGTGAAAAAGATTGCGAGGTTAAATAATGGGACCAATATTAGGTAAAGTTCTAACTAGTTTAGGAACAGAAAAACTAATTAAAGCTGTTATTATGCATTTAGGAGATTGGTTAGTAGCTAAGTCTTCTAATAAGCTAGATGACAAGCTTTGGGCTGAAGTTAAAAAAGCTTTAGATAAAAAATAGGGGGTTTCATTGAAACTTAAAAAACGTGGTATCGTAATACCAGACCAGCATTATCCATTAGAAGATAGAGCTGCAGTAGAGTGTGTTAAAAAAGCAATACTGAAAATAAAACCAAATGTGTTTGTGAATCTTGGTGATGTAGGGGAGTGGAATTCTGTATCTGCCTGGAAATATAAAGATAAGAAATTACCACCGCTTGAGTTTCAACTTCCATTAGTAGATGAAGAAATAAGGTTAGTAAATAATGGACTGGATGAATGGGATGAAGTACTTAAAAAAGTTGGATGTAAAGAAAAGTATTTACTCCAAGGTAACCATGATCTCTGGTTGGATAATTTTGCTAATAAATATCCTTACCTTTCTGATTACACTTTTTTCAAAGCGTGTAAAATAAAAGAAAGAGGATATAAATATACGGAGTATAACTTGCCTATCCAGGTAGGTAAGTTAGCTTTCTTTCACGGTGCGTTTGCAACAACGTATCACGCAAAGAAACATTTAGAAACGTATGGAGAAAATGTAATGTATGGACATACGCACGATCTTCAAAGACATACACAAACAAAGCTAGGCGGTAATATAGCAGCTTGGTCTTTAGGATGTTTAAAGAATATGTCACACGAAGATAATAAGTGGCTACGTGGTAGATTACATAATTGGGCACACGCATTTGCAATTGTAGATTGGTTTACAAATGGTGAGTTCAAGGTAGAAATTGTAGAAATAATTGACGGTAAGACAACTGTGTGGGGTGAGATAATAGATGGAAACAAGTAATACCATATCAGATAGTGTAAAAGGCACTTCTACAAACAATAGCAGAAGAAAGTATAACTTTACTGCTAAAAAGAAAAAAGTAAAGAAATTAAAAACAATGATGGACGTAACTAGGAATGCCAAAAAAAATATTAAATATTAATAACTTTAGTGGCGGTCTTAATGAAAAGACTACTCCAAGAGACTTAGCGCCTAACGAGTTTCAACGTGCAGACAACATGAATAATGAAATTCCTGGTAAGTTAACTGTATTTGGAGAGTCTGTAGATGGACCGTATACTGGTAATTTAGGTCCTAGCAATAATTATATTACTGCGTTAAGTCGTGGTACTGGATTACATCATGTAAATTTAGATAGAGATGTAGATGATGAATCTGTTGGTCCTAATCAATATTTGTTTGTTAATGATCTTGCAGATTCTGAAGTTAGAATTGTAGATATTACAGCAACTGGTAGTTTAGTTACTAAAACTATTGATTATGGTAATAGTGCTTCTAATGTAGATATGTATACTATTGATGGATCTACAAGAATAATACCAGAAAGTACTGCAAGTTTAAATGCGCCAAAAGTTTTTGAATATTATAATTATGAAAGAAAATTAGGAACTACTAGTACTGATGCAATTACTAACACTCAAGAGTTGTATGATACTTCTGATATGTATTTAGCACCTTTACGTACAAATGTAGCAGGTTACGATGTAGATGATTTACATTATGCTAATTTTTTTGATCCAACAAGAAAAAGCGAAGTATTTTTATTTGATAATTACAGTGTAAACAATGTACAACAAATAAGTAATGCTAATTTATTTGATACTGGAGCAGCAGATAGTTTATATGGAGAACTAGATAGTTATCCTAATCATGGAACAGATAAAGGTTCTTGGGCTTTTATGGCACATTTAACTGATACAACTGACAATGATCCTGGTGGTAGTATTTTAGTTAGTCAAAGTTATAGATATGGTTTATTTTGTTCTTTAGTTTATAAATCACAAGATGGATTAACTCCACAAGAATCTTCTCCTGTGTTTATTGGAACAGCTAAACAATCTATTACTGCATCTACTGCTGAAGATAAAAATCAAAAACTATATATTCATGTTGTTGGTAGAATGGGAGAGCGTTTAAATAGAGTTGCTGGTTTCAAAGTTTATTGGGCAAGAATCCGTAATTATGTAGATATAGGAGGTACTTCAAACCGCACTGGCGACGTTGGACCAAAGTATTTATTATGTGAAGTAGACTATGAACAAGGATTAAGAACTGGAGGAGAGGATACTTATTTTCCATTTAGAGTAAAAGATATTACATCAAGTAATAATCATTTTATTTTTCCAGAAGACGGTTGGAATGGTACTGCAGGAAGTACTGCTGCTTACAGTATTTTAAAACCTTTAGCTATATCTTCTTTATCAGTTTCAGAACCATATACAGGTTCTAAAAAACCTACTGCTTTAGGAAGACAAGGAACTACTTTTAAAAGCAATGTAATGATAAATAGAAGAGTATATGCTGGTAATGTTAAGTATTATGATGAAGATAATAAGTTAGTTGTAAAAAATGATAGGGTTTTTAAGTCAATACCAAACAAATTTGATTACTTTCCTACTAATAGTTTTTTAGATGTAGCAGTAGAAGACGGAGATGAAATAATACATTTAGCTGCTATTAACAGTAAATTGCTACAATTTAAAAAGAATAAATTGTTTATTGTAAATTGTCAAAGAGATCTTGAGTTTTTAGAAGTAGAATTAAAGTACAAAGGTTGTGAACGTTCATATCACGTTACAACAGGTGCTGGTTTTGTTGCCTGGTTTAATCGACAAGGCGTATATTTGTATGATGGTCAACGTTTAATAGACTTAGACATATCTAGAGTAGGGCAAAGTCGTTTTACGAGCATATATGACAAATTAGGTGGATCTACTGTAGGTGCTGGATTTTTAGAAAGCAGTATAGGATATTTACCTGAATCTAAAGAATTGATTATTGCTAATCCTTCAGGTCAAGTATTAAAGTACGATATTAAATCTGAAAGCTGGAGTGAAGGTAAAAATTTTGATAGCAATGCTAACTCTTCTAATGTTGTATCAAGAGCATCAGATGCTGATATAACTAATTTTGTAAATATCAAC